TTTGTTCCGTTGGCTGAAAACTCTCCAAGGCTGCAAGGCCACTTGCCTACCACCTTATTGTCGGCTATCAGTGTAAGTTCTTTGTTCATCTTACTTACATAAATTCTTGTAGACGGCTCACTCTGAACCGGTGTGTAATTGCTTGTACTGACCTTCCTCACCGAAGCTGCGTATGCACTGAAGCTCATCAAACCGATAAGCAATGATAAAATAAGCAATGCCACAAAACTTTTTCTCTTTTTCATAAAATTCCTTTCCTAAAAATTACTTTATAAACATCGCATCCCCTATGATGCAAATTATAATCAAATTTAATACTTTGTATTTTACTTTTTAATATTGTATATAATATCATGCAGCTAATATACTAGTCAATCTACTTAGTTTTTATATTTTAAAAAATCATGCCATACTGCTGCATCCATCAATTCCTGTCTCAAACAATTATTAAATAGAAATATTGGAGTTGAATCTTCAACTCTTTGAGACATTCTGTATTTCGGTTCATTGAACTCCGGACTTAATGAATAGTTTTTTATATGTATTCTGGATATATCACGTGCATCCATCTCTACTAACACCTCACATACTTGCATCATTTTTGTTTTCATTCTTCGCCTCTAAACACAAGCTCTAAACCGCAGACAGAATATCCCGCAGAATCAACCCAACTGTCTTTATCCATCCCCTTGCTTGACTTTATTCTCGCATTCTTCATAAGCATCATCATTGCCGCCACTTGCCATGCTGCTATCTCTATATCTAAGAAAGTGCTCCAGAACTTTGCTATAGTAGTAAAATTATACTCCGGTTCACCATACCGTACATTCCTATCGCTGCATATACACTTCTCTACTTCTGATAAAATTTCTTTTCTTGTCATTACTCTTACTCCTTATCAATAGTCAACTAATAGTTGATAACCACTCTTGCCGTTAAATTGTAATGTTTCAATCATATCTACTCGTCTCCTAACTACTCTGGCCACTCGCTCACCTCTTCCCAGTACCAATCAACGAAATTCATAACCTGCTGAAACGCTTCTTTTTCAATTTCATCATCAGTCATATCATCTTCCACTTCAAATTCAGCCGTAACATTTTCTATCGCATCATCCGCACATAAATGTGCAACTATTTTTCTCATTCCTCACCTCTCTTTTTTAGCATTCCAGCTTTTATCAAGTCGTATAAAATATCTATAGCAGTTCTTGGGTCTCTATAACTACAATTTGGCCTAGTATGTATCCTTGAATCGTCTTTTCGCCAATCATCAATCATAAAGCATTTAGGACTGACAAAAATAAACTTACAGCCTCTTGCAACGCATAAATAGTAGCACTGCCAGAATTTAGAAATTCCTTTACACGGCTTAAATCCAAATTTTTCAAATTCTTCTATATCTACATTCGGTATTAGCATGTCAACCTCCTCCTACTCTGCTTTTTCTTGTAACTCTTTTTTTCCAATCTTCCATTTTTCATCCTTCTATCTAATTGAACGGTAATCCTTCATCATCTACACCATCCGGTATATTCATAAATCCATCCGCATCTACATTTTTACCTCTTCCTCCGGTACTTTCGACCTTACCGTCTGCAAACTCCTGAGTATCTATAATAACCTCAGTTGTATAAACCTTCTGGCCTTCTTTGTTTGTATAGCTTCCTGTCTGAATACGACCTGAAATCAATACCCTCATTCCCTGTCTAAAATACTTCTCTGCAAATTCTCCGGCTTTATCAAATGCAATACATGGTATAAAGTCTGCAGTCTGTTCATTTGAATCTCCTCCACGTTTAAAACCTCTATCTACCGCAAGTGTATATCTCGCAATTGCCATAGACCTCTCACCACTTGAATATCTCACCTCTGGATCTCTTGTAAGTCTGCCCATCAATATCGCTTTATTCATTTTCTTTCTCCTTCTCAATTCTTCTTATCTGTCTTTTCAATTTTCTATCTACTATGAGTGATACTTGCGTCTTATCGGCCTCATCATCTAGTAGCTGAGTAATCATAATATGAACGTCAGCTATCTCTTCTAGAACTTCTGGAGACAAATCTTCAGTTCCTGCTAATAAATCCTTCTGTAAAGCAACTATAAGTTCACCTAGCTCTTCAATAGTTTTCGCCTTTTGGTGTTGTAACCCATAATGATGTAATATCTTTCTTGCTTGCTCTTTAATCATTTTTATTGCTCTCTAATTTTAATTTTTCATCTGATATTGTAAAGATATTATCACAGTCATTTGGAAAGTCGTTAACCTCCTGCCATACACATTCCATATCTTTCAACATTTTTAAAAGTTCTTTTTCAATGTTTTCCTTGTTAGCATTTTTTTCAGATATAGTAAGCCCTATTTTTTCACTTGTTAGATACACAACAATTTTTTTCATCTTTCTCCTCACTCAATTTTAAGAAGGCCATCTGCTCTCATACTCCTATTTATTGAGTTAATGCTTTCTATATCATCCAGTTCAAATATTGGCATTTTCATTTCAAGTGCCAAGGTTCGTTCTTTCATTGCTCCTATTGAATTCTCCCAACCAGGTAGCATTACCATTACATTTGACATACCAACCAATGAATAACATAATTCCATAAATTCTTTATGTGTTCCATTTGGTAGAATGTCTTCTAGCCTCATAGGACTAACTATCACAGAACCTTTAACATGTGACCTTACTGTATTTTCAGCTCTCAAAAAATTCAAACGATAATTTTTTTCATTTGTAATAGGTCCGGATAAATATATTCTCATTCTTACTCCTTATCTATATTTGTAAAGTCGAAAGACATTTGACCTTCTACATTCTTATCCTCTATCCACCATCGGAATACAGCTTCTCCGTCTTTCCAAGCACCTGTAGTATCATCTTTTCGTTGTCTTATTTAGCCTTGAAATACATTTTTCAAATATATTTCAAGGCGTTTTAAATCTATTTACATACTGCTATATAAAATCCACCATGCTTTTTAATCACCTTATCTATCACCTCTACAGGTGTGTATGGATAAATAGTCTTTGTAGGATCTGCGTCCTCTTCTTCTATGTATGGTATAAGCAAGTCTTCTTTTTTTGTAGGATACCCCACCTCGCAAGATGTATAGCATATAGAATCTCCATCAAGTCTAGGATTGCTATAATAATTTGCCCCTACCTGTACAGAAAACTCAAACCCATCTTTACACTTTACAACCGGTCTGATATCTGAGAATCCAAATTTATTTCTATATGTGCTACATAAAAAATCATTTATAGAATTATATCCTCTGTAAACTCTGACATCATCTATCTGACCTTTGAAACAGCATCCACAAAAACTATATATACCTTTCATATTCGTAGAAACAAATGTTAGATATACTCCTTCATACCTATTTTTCTTCTCATTAAAAGCTATCATTATCTCTCCTCCTGCCTGCAAGTATCCACTTGATACTGTGACAGGTGGCAATATATTTAAGAAGTAATCATATATATCCTCACTTACATAATCTCCTCTATTACAATAATCTGTAAAATCTTTTCCACCTTGAAATTCTTCCCAACCATCCATAGATTTAACATCAAGTGTAACTAAATCAATTGTAATATTATTATTTTCCATATACATTTCCTTACTTATTTCAAAATTTACAAGCAACTCATAATATCTATACAGGACTGTTACATCCATTAATGTAAACAGCCCTGTTTAATATCAGTGTTACATTTCTCGCATTATGCGATACTATCTAATGCATTTATCTCATTTATAACTACAGGCAGTACTCTCTTTGCATTATCTGTAAGTTGCCTTTGCCAGCTTTTGTTGCTTGGTGACCATCTAAATGCATGGCTTTTCAAAACTTTTCTTACCTCCTCGCTTGGCTTATCATCAAAGATAAGTTGCAACCTCATAAGGTCTGTATTTTCAACAACCTTAAAGAACTCACATTCTACTTCTTTTGTGCCATCAGCCTTTACTGACTTAAGCTTTTTAAGTCTAGCTTCAACCCTTTTTATGTTTGCCAAGTTATTCTGTAATGAAAAACTAGGATATCCAACTCTTCCTGCAAAGTCCGGCTTTCTTAATTCTGCTATGTCATTGTCTGAATAACCCATATCTCTAAGCTCTTCATTTCCGACTGCAACATCTTTCTTCTTAATTGCTTTATTTACAGCCTTCATATTTTCTTGTTTTTCCTTCAACGCTTCTAACTTTTCTTCAAGAAGCTCAATAGCCTGTTCATCATTCGATAAAATAGGCTGATTCATAGTTAATAGGTCTTCAATTTTCCTTGCATAGCTTTCAAGGTAATTCCATTCATTTATCAAGGTCTCACGCCTTGCATTCTGCTTCTTCTTTTTTCCTACTGGAAAATTACCGGCTCCGGATATCATCACAGATGGGCAACTTGCTTCATTTCTATAGTAGCTGTTATAATACTCTGCCAACTTCCTACTATATCTTGCTGCCATTCTCTGTGCCCTCTCATAAAGTTTAGGCTTCTTTTTTTCAATTTCCTTTACAATCTCATACACGTTTCTTACTTGTTCTTGATAGCTTTCAGTAGCACTTCCAGCCCTGTAAGACCTCATAGAATTAACATCATTCGCTACTTTAGCTGTAGCCTCATTTATCGAATAAAATATACTTTCCACTGTTCCTTCTCCTTTGTTCCCACAATGTTATAATCATTTCCAGCTTACTGTATCCAAAACACTGTACCTTGCACTTGGCTCTACTCTTACATAGCATTTCTGCTTTTTATCATATCTGTATGGATAAACAGTTCTGCAATTAGCACCCTCTCCAATTGTGCCCCTTTTAAGCCTCCCATTTTCAACATAGAATGATAGGCCTTCTTCCTTTGCATCATGCCAACCATCTCTATATATGTTTCTATCCATCTTTACCCATCCTTAAAATTTCTAATCCCTTGAATAAAAAACTCCATCATCATTGATTGCTGTGACAACCTCATCGTCAGATACTGTGTAAGTACCTGCTACCGATAACCCATTATCAAGGTCTACTGTAATATCGTATTGACCTATTTTTGTTGGGGCCTTTAATTCAATACCGTTCTCCATTCCAAAGTAAGAGCCTACTATCATTCTTCTTACTTCTTCCTGCAGTTCTGTAGATAAATCACCATATTTTTTACCTACCAATCTATCTTTTTCCATGTTCCACCTCCAAATAAAATTTATATTTATACTACTTACGATAGCATACCTATCGCCCATGTCAATGTTTTTCCAATTTATTTATTGGAATTTTCTTAATTATTGCTGGTAAAAAATGCAGGCTATAAAATCGTAACCTGCATTAAAATACAAACCTTATGCAGCAATAATTATCTATCTATATTGCTAACAGTTGCACCTACCTCTAAACCTACAACCATTTTATATGACATTTCATATTCACCATTATATTTACGCAACTCCCATCCAGGTAATCCTTCACCTTCAAGGCTCACATATCCATCACCACTTGAATAAACTCTAATAGAACCAATAACTCCATTTTTTCTGGCAATTTCAAATAATTGCTCTAAAACCGGAATTGCCTCCATACTAAAAGCTTTCATCTGCTCTTCCGAAAATCTAACATCTGACATTTTTATATCCTCCTAATATTTACTAAGGCTTTAATTAGCCTATATTTACTATCCTTCCTTCACTGTCGAACCATATATTCATATCATTGCAATGCATTTCTATTACATCTTCAGGACACTCATCACATTCCACATCTATACCAGTAAGTCCTATTATTAAACCTCTAACATTTTCCCTGGCATTATCCTTAACCTTCAGTGAACGCTCTCCAAATATTGCCCCGTCTGCATTCCTGCATATCTCATCCCATGTCATATATCACCTCTATTCACATACTTCATCAATACTTTTAACAGATCCATTTACTAACCTCCATAATCTAATATATTTATTACCCATAGCCCTTGCTTCAGTTTTTGACTTGCATTCAACAAGTACCGGCTGATTACAACCACTCTCGCTATCATATATGTACACATTGTATTTTTTCATATACTAATTTCCTCCTCATTCTTTTCAATCACTATCCTTTCTGCTGTGGCCTTAGTTCCATCACCATAATAGCAATCATCAAAGTAATACCATCCACATACAAGCTCATTATCAAAATATCCAACCATCTTCTACCCCCTATTTCCTTCAATCAATTCATAATTAGCAACTTCCTTTTCTGAAAGAGGCTCTGAATACTCAACATATCCCCAAACTTCTCTACCGACCTCTTCCATGTATGTTCTACTATCAAAGTTGTTAATATCTTTTAATTTCCTCATAGGAACCGTACCTGGCATTGCCGGTCTTAGTGTTAACCAATATTTATATCTCATTTTAATCCTCCTTAAAATACACTGACTAGTTGAACGGCAGTTCATCTTCCTCAAACATTTTTCTCATTATCATATCATTTATCTCTATCATCTTATCGTTGTACTCAACAAGCGACATTCCATATGATGCTGCTAACTTTGTTTCTAAATCTTCAAAATATGGAGCGAAACACTCATTTATTTCTTTAACACCGAAACCACATCCCATTATTAACTCTGCTTCTTTCTCTAAACCTAACTCATTAATTTTCTCAATTAATACTTTTCTCTCTTTTCTCATCTTGCTTATCTCCATAAATTAAATTTGTTTTTTAATTACATGCGTACGCTAACATAACCTATACTG